GCCGCGTCGAAGAAGGATCAGGCGATGGTCCTGTTCCGCGACGCGGTGTCGATGGTGAGGCAGTCGCCACCGCTGAAGGAACGCGTCACGTTTTCTGGCGGCCCTGGTCGTGAGTGGAACATCGCATTCCTTTCGACCGGGTCGTTCTTTCGGCCCATATCAAGCGATGACGGGCAATCCGGCCCGCGACCACACTGCGCCCTGCTGGACGAGGTTCACGAGCATCGTGATAACCAGATGGTCGAGATGCTGCGGGCAGTCACCAAGGGTCGGCGCCAGGCGCTGATTTTTATGATCACGAATTCCGGCGCTGACCGCACCGGCGTCTGTTACCAGTACCACGAATATGCCGGGAAAGTGGCGCGCGGCGATATCATCGACGACGCGTTTTTCGGCTACGTCTGCGCCCTCGACGAGGGTGACGACCCGTTCAAAGACGAGAGCTGTTGGAGCAAGGCTAATCCTTCGCTGGGCGTGACATTCACCGACAAGTACCTGCGCGAGCAGGTGACCCAGGCGCGCGGCATGCCGGCAAAAGAGGCCATCGTCAGGCGGCTGAATTTTTGCCAGTGGACAGACGCCTCGGCGCCCTGGATCGACCGCGATCTGTGGGACGCCTCAGAGGCTGATTTTGATGTTGACGAGATGGTCGGCCTGCCGTGCTGGCTGGGTCTGGATCTGTCGAGCAAACGCGATCTGACGGCTCTGGCGGCGGTCTGGCGGCACCCTGACGGGCGGCTGTCGGCAGCGACATGGTTCTGGACGCCGGGCGAAACGCTGGACGAGCATGCACGCACCGACAACGTGCCTTACAGGGCATGGGTGCAAGAGGGCCATCTGTTTGCCGCTGACGGCAGGATCATCGACAAGGCGCATGTGGCGCAGTTTGTCGAGGGACTGGTCGCGCGGCACAAGGTCGAGGCCATGGCGTTTGACCAGGCGCAGATTGATGAGTTTCAGAAAGCCTGCGACGACATCGGGTTCGACGCCTGGATTGATGACGACAAGGGCCAGGGCATCGGCCTGCGGATGATCAGGCACGGCCAAGGGTTCGCCGGCTATCAGTCGACGACCGCCCTGTGGATGCCGCGATCTGTCGGCAGCCTTGAAGAAGTAGTTGTGAACGGTTCGATCAGTATTCAGCGCAATCCGGTCCTGCGCTGGAATTCAGCGTCTGCCGTGCTGTCGTCGGATCCGAGCGGCAACAGGAAATGGGACAAGCGCAAGGCCACAGGCCGCATCGACGGCATGGTGGCACTGTGCATGGCGGTCGGCGCCAGCCAAGGGCGGCCCGAGGAAACCAGCGTCTATGAGACGCGCGGTGTCCTGGTTCTCTGAGAGGAATACGCATGTCGATCTGGTCACGCATTCTGCCCGGGCGCACCAAGAGCGTCGGCGCAAGCGTGTCCAGCTGGATTGCGCCTCTCGGGGCCAATGCCTCGGCTACCGGCATGCTGGTCAGCCAGGCGACGTCAATGCAGGTCACCAGCGTGATGACCTGCGTTTCGATTATTTCGGAGGATGTCGCCAAGCTGGCGCCTTGCCTCTATCGGCGCACGGCGACAGGCCGCGAGCTGGTGACCGATCATCCGGTGGCCCGCCTGCTGCGGCGCCCCAATGGCTGGCAGACATGGTTTGAGTTCTGCGAACAGATGACGGCGGCGCTGCTGCTGCGTGGCAATGCCTATGCGGTGATCCTGCGGGGCAAGCGCGGCGAGCCGGTGCAGCTGGTGCCGGTCAACCCCGATCGCGTGACCATGCTGGAAGCGCCCGATGGCGAGCTGTTTTATCAGATCAGCCGGTCGGGCTTGCACGAAATGTTTGTGCTTGGTGATGTTCCCCTGGCGGTGCCGGCGGCAGACGTGTTTCATCTGCGCTGGCTGTCGAGTAACAGCCTGGTAGGCGTGTCGCGGATCGCTCTGGCCCGTGAGGCCATTGGCCTGGCGCTGGCGCAGGAAGGCCATGCGGCCCGCCTCGCCGGCAACGGCGCCCGGCCCTCGGGCGTTCTGAAGATCAAGAACAAGCTCACCGAGGAAGCGGCCAAGCGGCTCAAAGCATCCTGGGAAGCGGCCCATGCTGGCATCGAGAATGCCGGCAGGACGGCGGTGCTAGAGGACGGCGTCGACTGGCAGGCCCTGAGCCTGACATCGGTGGATATGGAGTTTCTGGCGTCGCGGCAGTTCCAGGTCGAAGAAATTGCGCGCCTGTTCCGCATGCCGCTGAACAAGATCGGTGTGCAGGTCAAGGGCAGCTACTCCAGCATCAACAGCCAGGACCAGGATTACGTCAACAACGTGTTGATGTCCTATCTGGAGCGCTGGGAAAGCAAGTTTGAGCGAACCTTTGATCTGGACACGCAAAACCTGTTCATTGAGTTCGACCTGTCGCGCCTGCTGCGCGCTGACATCACCAGCCGATATGAGGCGTACCGCGTCGGCAAACTGTCTGGGTTCCTGTCCACCAATGAGATCCGCGCCGCCGAAGGGCTGGACCCCGTCGATGGTGGCGACACCCTGATGCAGCCTCTCAACATGGCGCCGGTAGGCTCCGATATGAGCGGTTCGCCTGCCGATGGCGGCAAAGCCGACCCGGCCCAGCCGGTAACCCTGTGAGGCCCGCCATGACCATTGTTCGCCGCGCCTATGGCGCTGAGAGTTTCGCAGTCGGCGACCGCCAGGTGCGCGTGATCTGTTCGACGGCTGATGTGGATCGCGCCGGCGACATGGTGGTGCAGAGCGGCATCGACCTGGCCGCCTATCGTCAGAACCCGGTGGTTCTCTGGAACCATGACCCCGAACAGCCCATCGCCCGCGCCATTGAGATCGGTGTCGTCGATGGTCGCCTGCAGGCTCTGGTGCAGTTCCCGCCCGAGGGCGTGAGCGCAAAGGCCGATGAGGTTTACGGCCTGGTTAAGGCTGGCGTCGTCAACGCAACGTCGGTCGGCTTTATGCCGATGGACAGCGAGCCGATGGACAAGGGCCAGCCTTACAAGGGCCAGCGGTTCCTCAAGTCTGAGCTGATGGAATTCTCGTTCGTGTCGGTCCCGGCCAATCGCGGCGCCACGGTCGTTGCTCGCCGGATGCCTGCCGATGGCGTGGCACGGGTGATAAAGGGCCTGCGCGAGGTTGGATGGTTTGCTGACCTGCTGCAGCAGATCGCGGCCCTTGAGGAGTGCGTCGAATATGAGGCGGCAATGGAGGGCGACGGCTCGCCGATCCCCGACCAGCTGGCCGCAGTGATGAATACTCTGGGCCAGATCCTAATTGACATGACGGTCGAGGAAGTAGCTGAGCTGCTGGGCGGCGAGGCTGCTGAAACCGACGACCCCATGGAATACGACGACATGGGCGACGACGAATTCGCCCCGGTGACCAGGGCAGGAGCACGCATCAGTGCAGCCTCTGCCGCCAAGGTCGCCGAGGCCATCGCGCACGCCAAGCAGGCCGCCAAGGCAGCCCGCAAAGCTTACATGACCTGTTCGGCCCTGCTTGACGCAGGGTCCGAGAGTTCCGGCGCTGAGACGATGTCTTTGGACATCCGCAAGCGTCGGTTGATATGCGCCCAGCTGAAAGGTTGAGCGTCTGCCCTACACGGCCTTGGGCAAGCCGAGCGCAGCGTTGGATAACGCCGCAGCCCATGATGGAGCCCCACCGATGAAAAAGGTGTCTGACCTCCGCGCTGAGCGCGGAATTCTGGTTGAGAAGATGGAAGCGCTGGTTAACGGCGCTTCCGTTCTCTCAGCTGACGAGACTAAGGCATTCGACGACGCCGCCGGCGAGGTCGATGCCCTTGACGCCCAGATTGCCCGTGCCGAGCGCATGCAGGCCCTGAGCGCCACCAAGGCCCAGCCGGTCGGCGGCCAGGTTGCTGCCACGGTTGCACAGCCCCTCGAAAAGGGTGCCGTGCTGGCCGGTCTGACCAAGGCGGCTATCGCCTCAGGCGGCAATGCCTTTATCGCCCGCAGCTGGGCGGCTGAAACCTATGGCGACGCTCACCCCGTCACCAAGGCGCTGGCGACCAACAACGGCCAGTCTGGCGGCTTTATCGTTCCGCCGGACTACATGGCCGAGGTGATCGAGCTGCTGCGCCCGAATACGGTGGTGCGGTCGTCTGGCGCTCGCGTCGTGCCGATGCCGCGCGGCACCATGACCATCCCGAAGCTCGCTGCCGGCGCCGTCGGTGCCTACCAGGGCGAGAACGTGGCGGCCACGGTCAGCCAGCCGACATTCGGCCAGGTACAGGCAAGCTTTAAGAAGCTCACGGTCCTGGTGCCGGTGTCTAACGACATGGTCCGTTACTCCAACCCGGCAATCGACGCCATCGTTCGCGATGACATCGTCCTGTCGCTGGCTCGCACTGAGGACAAGGCATTCCTGCGCGGCGACGGCACCCTCGGCACGCCTCGCGGCTTTGCCTCGTTTGTGCCGGCGGCCAACGTGGTCAGCTCAAATGCGACGTACACTCTGGCGACGGTTACCGCCGAGCTGGGCGCAACAATTCTGAAGCTGAAGAATGCCAATGTCCCCATGGTCAGCCCGACCTGGTTCATGGCGCCTCGGACCGAGGAATACCTGCTGACGGTGCAGAACACGAATGGCTTCTTCGTGTTCCGCGACGAAATGCTGCGCGGCACCCTGCGCGGTTATCCGTACAAGACCACGACGCAGCTGCCGATCAACCTCGGTGCCGGCACTGACGCCAGCGAGGTTTACCTGGTCGATACCGCCCAGGCCATGATCCTCGACAGCATGCAGCTGCAGCTCAGCGTGTCGCTGGAAGGCAGCTACAGCGACGGCGGCACCAACAACGTGTCGGCCTTCGCCAATGATCAGACGATCATCCGCGCCATCGTCGAGCATGATTTCCAGATGCGTCACGATCTGGCGATTGCCCAGATCTCGGCGGTCAAGTGGTCCCCGACCTGAGCCTAGCTAAGCTGACCGGGGCCGGCATTGTGTCGGCCCCGCCCTTTGATTTTGGGAGTTCCAAATGTCCGACATCGTTCTTCTAAAGAACGTCGGCCAGCTCGTCACGCCGAAGCTGGCCGCGTTTTCAATCCTCACTGCCGCCGGTACCGGCGACAACACTCTCGTAAAGGGTACGACCCTTGACCGTGCTGCCCTCGGGCTGGCGCTGTCCTGCGTTGTGCAGATCGCATCTCGCGCGGTTCTGGCGGCCTCGGCCACCCTGGCTGTCACTGCCAAGCTGCAGCACAGCGCCACCACGACCGACGGTGATTTCACTGATTTCGCCACGGTTACTGTTGCGGGCCTTACCGGCGGCGCCGGCGGCACGACCGAGACGGGCCTGAGCCTCGGCGAAATCGACCTGACCATGGCAAAGCGCTACGTCCGCGTGGCCTACACGCCCGACCTTTCCGCCGGCAGCACCGACACCGCCCAGGTGGCGGCTCTGGTGGTGTTTGCTGGGCAGGATCGCGTGGCCTCGGTCGGCCACACGGTTCCGTCCACGACCTACTGATGATGGGGGCCGCCCAACCGGCCCACATCACTTAAAAGGCGGTTCCCAATGATCGCTGTAAAGTTTCTGATTTCCTCGCTGCCCTACATTGCCGGTGAGATCGCCGGCTTTGACCAGAGCATCGCGGACCGGCTTGTGGCCCGAGGCATTGCCGAGCTTGTGCAGACCGAGGCGCCTGAGGGTGCCGCGCCCCCTGCACAGGATCGCGCCCAACGCACCTATCGCAAGAGGGCCTGACCGATGCTGGACACCAACGTCATCACAACCGTTACGACGCCTGCCGGGTCGTTTGCGTTGACGACGCTGGACACGGTTAAATCTGTTCTCGGCATCAGCGGCTCAACCGACGACAGCTATTTGACGCTGGCAATCGGCCAGGCCAGCGGCCTCATCGCCAATTACTGCAACCGGGTCTTTGCGCTCGAAACGGTGCAAGACGCGATCCGGCCAAGCATGGACACCTATCCCTGGAACGTCCCGGGCGGCCTGTCGCCGGTGCAGCTGACCCGCTGGCCGGTCACCACGATTACCTCGGTTACCGAGGATGGAACAACGCTGACCGCAGGCACCGACTATGAAGTGGACAAGGCGCGCGGCCAGCTGTGGCGCCTCGACATCAATGGCGACCTGATGGCCTGGCGCACGGTGCGCATCGTGGTCGCCTATGCTGGCGGCTATGTGCTGCCGCCCAGTGGATCTCGCACCCTGCCGGTGGATCTGGAGATGGCGACCATCGACATGGTCAAGGCCCAGTACATGGCCCGCACCCGCGACCCCCTGCTAAAGGGCGAGGCGGTGCCGGGCGTTTACTCGGCTCAGTATGACCTGGGCAGCAATGCCGGATCCGGCCTGCCTGACAGCGTTGTCGGCATCATCGACAATTACCGCGTCCCGGTGGCGGCATGACCCCGGCGGCGGCGCTGTCTGCACTGAATAGGGCTCTAAGGGCCACAGGGCAGCCCGTGACGCTGCGTCGGTACGCTGGCACGCCTCCGAGCCAGACGGCCACAGAAACGGCTCTGACGGGCCTCTATCGCGTCTCTGGTGAGAACCGGGCAACCGGCGGCAGCCTGCCAGCGCAGCACGATGCCACCATGGTCGTATCGCCCACCGATCTGGGTTCTACGGTGCCGCGTGTCGGCGACAAGGTTCTGGTCGCCACCCGTGAGCGGGCGGTGATCGAGGTTCGGCCTTTCCAAATGCAGGGCGTCGTGGTGCGGTACGAGCTGGGCTTGAAGGGCTGATCGTGGGTCGCAACGTCCAGGCTTTTGCAGTCAGCCAGATCGTGCTGACGCGGGGGCTGGATCCGGCGCAGGCATCCGCCCTGATCGCCAGGGTGGCCCGGCGCAAGCTCGCCGAGGTCGAGGCGCAGCAGGGCAGGCATCCGGTGACACGGTTTGTCGATGGCGTCAGGGGCGCCAGCGAGGATGTGGTCAAGCCTGCCGGTGTGATCGTCTACGACATTGCCCTGGTCGGCGATGTGATTGATGCCGCGTTTGCCCTGCTGATACAGCTATCGCCAGACGGCCCGG